CCGCGTCTGCCGTATTTTGTATCCCGCCCGACAGGGGCGGAGCCACACGCGGTCCTCATTTTGGTGCCGCCTTGCGCACGCGAATGATGGGCTTCGCGGGCGCGGGGGCGGCGGCGGGTGCCACGGCCGTCGGCTGCTGCTGGGACATGGGAACCATGGCGGTCAGCAGAGACACGGCGTTCTTGGGGTTCGCCTTGGAGAGTTGGGTGCCACGCTGGTAGGCCTGCGTTTTGGTTTTCCCTTTCGCCGGAACGAGTTCCCCATCGCACACAGTGTCGAAGTGCGCGTGGGGCGGAGCAGGCTTTGGCTCCTCGACGAGGGGTGGGGTGAGCAGGTCATCGCGGGCCCCGTTTTGGGACCAGAGGAACAGAGCATCCGGGTTGCAGCCCGGGATCTCGTGCAACAAGCGGTCAACCATCCAATCCGCGTACGCATTGGGGTAACGCGAAGTGTCGTCGGGTGAGATGTGCGCCGCATGCGTGAGGAGGAGGCCTGTACACAACGCCATGAAGTCCGGCTCGTAGGCCAGGGCCTTGTCAACCAAACAGCTGATCAAGGGGGTTTGAGCGTCGGTGAGAGCGAGGGCAAAGGTCTTCTCCAGGAATTTGCGTTGGGGCGTCACGTCCGAGGACATGCGTACCGTGAGGTGAAATTTGCGTAATGTGCGGGGGATGTCGCAACATGAGTTGATGTCGCCGTACCAGACACCTGGACCGTACCAGCGGGCAAGGAAATCCACGCCGTTGCTGCCGCGACCAACCTTGGTGATCTCCAAGAGTTGACCCAGGTGGGCGGCGACGCGGACGTATGTCTCCTCGTCTGAATTGCCGGTGGCACCATCGTCGCCGCCGTAGACACCGAGCAGGGTCCAAGCCTCGCGGGGGGGGTGTCCCATCTCGCGGAAACAGCAGAAGGCAACAAACGCATTGTCCGCGCTGTTGCAAATGGCCGTCTCTGGCGAGCCGCTGAGGCGTGCGTACTCCGTCGTGTAACGTATGCGTCGCATAGTGGTGCACTTGATGTGGTGCTGGGACCGCAAGAGGTCCTCCATTTGTTCGTAGTGGCTTGGGTGGAAAGCTCGGTGGTAAATGGCGCTTTCGAGCACGCGAAAGCACCGTGACACACGGCCGTCCATGCGGCTAAAGTCCGTTAAGTGTACGTGCGTGGACTTGCTGCAAATGTCCGCTACTCTTTGTGCCACCTGAGCGCCCGTTTTCCCAAAAGCGTACCAATGGGTTTGCTCAAGCAGCGTGGCCAGGGCGTACGTATAGCGGCTATACTCGCGTTTATCCTGGGTGTTGCTGATTATCGTGATGCCGCGCGGGTCGCCAATTTTCTGATACGACTCCTTCTTGCGGATGACGTCGCCCTCGCGATCCATGCGGCGTGAGGCCTCGGCCTGCCACAGCAGCATCCGCTGGGTCGGACGGTTTTGGCGCGCGTACACCTCGTCGTTGTCGACTGGGTGGAGTTTGTGTGGCTCGGGGACGAGCATCTCAACAAACTCGCGCATGTAACCGGCGAACCGCGGTGGCATGTCAGTGTCGTTGGCCAGGTCGACGACGCGGGTTTTGACCATCCACGCGTCGTTCATCATGCCGCTTCGAGGTACGAAGCCGCCATGGATGATGGGGGTGCAGAACGCCACCATCTCATCTTGATTGTCAGCATGCGGGTGGTACAACTCATACCCGCGCACTGAGTATTCCGCCGGGAAGACGGTTTGGGCAACCGTCCGAAACGTTTTAGCGTTCTCCCGGTGGTACTCAACCACATTGGTCGCCGCAAGGGCAGGGTCGACGTCGCTGGGAAGCCAGCTCGCGGTCTGATGGTTGGTGAGCTCAAGTTTGCTCAGCCGAGCCGCGGTAGCAATGGCATGGTCTATGGCCAAGGGCACGGTGGTCTCTGCCACCACGCCGGCCAACCCAGTCGACACCTTAACTCCTTCTGCGGTGACGACACGCATGCGAGAAAACCGGCCTTCGTTCACTCGGACATGATCAAGTTCGACCGAGTCCAGGGTAGGCATGAACCATTTGTCAAAACGCGGAACCATGGCCAATGGCACCAGGAACACAATGTCCTGGTGGGGCGCAAAAGTGCGGCGTTCAACCTGGTAGAAGACGGTTGCCCAGTTAGTGCCAGTAACCTGGATGGTGTCGTGGTTGTAGTCCCAGATGGTGTGCGTGTAGGTGGCGCCACCCGCAACCTCCCATACGAGGCGGTTGGATGTGTCAAAACAGAAGTGGGCCTCACCCGTGTGGCCAGCCACAGCGGAGGGGTTCTTCGTGAACATGATGACAGGGGCGGGGTACGCACGTGCCAGAAAGTCTGGCATGTCCAGCTGGTAGTCCACGTCACCCAACACGAGTATGGCATCTCGCGGGGGCGTGTTGAATCTCATCTCGGCGTGGACGTCTTTGGCCCAGAACCAAGCGCGGTAGCCTGCACGGCCGCGACGACTGTCACTTGCGCTACGTTGGTACCAATAGGCACTACGTCCAAGGGACGCGCAAATGAGGTCGATGAGAATGTATGCGCTGCTTCTCTGAGCTGCGCTCGTAGGATGGGTATGCTCCGACGCGGGACGTTTCGTCTGACTAACGTCGCAGCTGCGGAAGACCTGCCGCATGGCTGTGATTTCGTCATGACTGGGCGCGACCATGTACTGAGCGACGAGTTGTGCGTACCTCTCACCGAACCAGTGCGGGAGAGTGGCAAAGGGGTTAGCCCTGTTGTGCGCTGCACGCATAAGACGAAGGTACGAAAGGTCGGCGACCTGGACAATAGTGCCGGTCAGCCACAATAGCTTTCCGCAGAGGGGCAAAGCCGCGCAGAACAATGTGAACGCGGCGTACTTCAACACGGCACGAAACGTGTATCCGTACGGTATGCCACCCCACCCCGGGTGCCAATCGAAGACCGCAACAAAGTCGGCGAAGTACCGACAAAGCGACAATAGGCCGGGCAAGGCCCAAACGACCGCCACAAGGACGGCGTGGACCGCATAAAGGCCGAAGGTGATAATTTGGTTGCGCATAGTTGGGTCAGTGCAAAGGCACGAGGCGGATAAGTGTGGAGTTGGTTTAACGCAGACAAAGGCG